CGTCACGAATCGTTACGGTATTCTTATCTTCTTCATCAACATGGTCTCCGATTGCTTTTCTTGGATTGCTGTAACCTAAAACAGTAGCTACATCTTTACCAACAAAATATGGTTGATTATTGATTTGCAGAGTTCTGATTTTCCCAAATTCAGAATTTTCAAAAATTTGTATGTTATTGTCCATACATTATCACCTTTCAAATTGCACTCCTGATTACGGTTAAACCGTATTAATTGACTAAAAAAATAAGGTCTTTATATTCAACACCATATACTCTTTCAATCATTTTTAAAATCGGAATATTGGGATAAGATTTACCAACTTCGTAGTTAGCAAGCGTATCTACACTAATTCCGATCTTTTTTGCTGCTTCAACTTGAGTTAAATTTTTAGCCACTCTAGCCGTCTTTAATGTCATTGCCATTGATGACCACCTCCTTTATTTTGGATTATACTACGGTTAAACCGTACTGTCAATGGTTTATCCGTATTTTTTTCAATATTTTATTGATTTTTTTACGGTTTTGTAGTATAATCAAATTAAAATAAAAGGAGGCTAAAAAATGAACAATCTTGGTAATAAGGATGTAATGGCTAAAAACATTAAATATTATATGAGTTTACATAATGAAACTAGAAAATATTTAAGTGAACTAATGAATGTTCCTTATACAACCTTTTGTGATTGGGTTAATGCAAGAACTTATCCGAGAATTGATAAAATAGAAGCTCTGGCTAATCATTGGAAAATACAAAAGGCTGATTTGGTAGAACCGCCGATAGAAAAGAAAAATAAATTTAAAATTCCAGTCTTAGGAATTGTACGAGCTGGCTATCCTATTGAAGCAGAGGAAAATATTCTTGATTATGAAGAAATATCCGAAAATATGTCTAGACAAGGTGATTTTTTTGCTTTAAAAGTTAAGGGCGATTCAATGGAACCAAAATTTTCTGAGGGCGATATAGTTATTGTTAGAAAACAGTCTGATATTGATAATGGAGATATTGCTATTATGCTAATTAACGGAAATGATGCAACAATTAAAAAAATACAAAAGTCTCCTAATGGTATCAGCTTAATTCCTTTAAATACTACATCTTATGATGTAATGTTTTATACAAATCAAGAAATCGAAGAACTTCCAGTAACTTGCTTAGGCAAGGTTGTTGAATTGAGGGCTAAATTTTAGTAAAAATATAATATTTAATATAATAAGGAGTTAAAAATGAAAAAATTAATGAGTGTTATAATTGCTTGCTGCATACTGCTTTTTGCGGGATGCAATGGACAAATAGGTAGCCAACCGGAGAAAGTTTCTGACGGTGCATATAATGCAGGTAAGAAAGCATTAAAAATAGCAGACAACTTTTTAAATATGAGTATCTCAACAGAAGATGCCTATAAACAATTAGAGGATATATCTAATAGAATGTCAGAAGAAAAAGAGTATGATTCATTCGTTGCTTTTGATATTGACAATATAAAAGACTATGTTGATGATTTTAATGACTCATATTTATCTGATGACTCAACTACTAAGACTAGAAAATTGCAAGTAGCAAGAAATGAACTAGCTTCTGAATTGAACGAAGAAATGAAAGATTATGATAATGGTGAACCAGAAGAAGTTAAATTAAGTGAATTGATTTCAAATATATCTGATTATGACTACAAGTATGTTAAAACAACTTTACAAGTTGATGAAATAAGTGATAATAGAAGTATTACTTGCGGACAAGGTGATATGAATGTTAATTACTATTGTAACGATACATCAGGATTTGTTGAAGGAGATAAAGTCACTGTTACAGCTATGTGCGTAGATATGTCAACAAGTGATGAAGTATGGCTTTATCAGACTAAGCAAAAACCGGAAATTTTGAGCACTGATGAATCTTTATATGGTATTAAATAGAAATATATATGAATGGAGGTGGTAGAATAATGACAAAAAAATTAATTAGCTTAATTACTATATGTTGCATTTTGATATTTGCAGGATGTGGCAGTAATGTTGGAACTAAGCCGGATAATGTATCTAGCATACACTATACCGCTGGCACTAAAGCAATAGAAATAATAGATGACTTTTTAGATATGAATATTACATCAGAAGAAGCTCAAACAAAATTAAAAGAGGTAGAAGGAAGATTACCTGGTGACAGTAAAGGGGATAACTTATATATTGAATTATATATATCTTCTCTACAATCTGAATTGGCTATATTAGGTTATTCAACTGATTTTGATAAAGATAGTGTTTCAAAAGACACTAAAGATATAGTTAAAACTAGAAATGATCTAGCTGAACTAGTAAACGAAGAATCTAGAGAAGATTAAACAAAAGAAAAAGCCCACTTGGTGGCCGCCAAGTGAGCTTTGAATCAGTTTGCAAATTTATCAGGAGTGCAATACTGATGTGATTACTTCACAAGATTATTGTATCACATCCCTGCACTCTCTGTCAAAGGGTGCAGGGAATTTTTGCACCTATTTTTAGAAAAAAGGAGCAAAAAAGCAATGAAAAATTGCATAAAATGTGGTAAGCCACTTCCGATGGAAGATGCTTTGTATTGTTGTTACTGTGGTAAAAAGCAAAACATTAAGGTCAAAGCGAAGAAAACTCGTGGTAATGGTGAAGGCAGTGTATATAAACAGCCGAACGGTAAATGGACTGTGGAAGTAACTTATGGATATATTTACAATGAAGTAACTAAAAAATTAATCAGAAAATTTGCAAGAAAAAAAGGATTTAAAACTAAAGCTGAAGCTCTGGCTTATGTTCCAACGCTAAAGAATCAGAAGCTGATGGAGAAGAAAAATCTAGAAAATGTAGGCTTTAAAGAACTATATGATATTTGGTATCCTATCCATAGACAAGATACAAGCAGGTCAACTATGTATAATTATCAAGCTGCTATGGGGCACTTCTCAGAACTATGGGAATGCAAATTCAATGACATCTCAATAGAAGACTATCAAGATGCCATGGACAACTGTCCGTTCGGCAAGCGAACAAGGCAAAATATGAGAACCTTAATTAAATTATTATTTCAATATGCTCTTCCTCGTGGATATTGCACCGGAATTCTTAATATCGGTGAGTTTCTCAAGGTTAGAACTGACGAAGAAGCTGAAGTTCATTTCACCTCATTCAATGACATTCAAATCGAAATGATTAAGAAAGGCATTGGCAGAGTGCCCTATGCTGAATACATTTATTGCTTAATATATACCGGCTTTAGACCTACTGAATTTTTAGGTCTAAAAATTAGTGATTATGACAAGAAGGAAAAAACATTAGTTGCCGGAATTAAAACTGAAGCCGGTAAGAATAGAACTGTCACTATATCACCTAAGATACAGCAGTATATTGACAAAGCAATTGGCGTGAGAAAAGAAGGTTATATCTTTGTTGATGGTGAAGGTAATCCGTTTACAATAGGCAGATTTAGAAAGAGTGTGTTTTATCCGGCTATGGAGCAACTAGGATTCCAAGGACCTGATGTTCATACATATGTTCCTTACTCTTGCCGACATACATTCTCTGACTTGCTTAAGAATATTCAGGCAGCAGATAAAGATAAGCTTGAGCTAATGGGACACTCAGATACTAAGATGCTTAGATATTATCAGACTTCACGCAATGAAGACTTAAGAAAGATAACCAATCAAATTTAATATGTGCTTAACTTGCTACCGATACCAATGCCGGTGGCAAAATGGCTTTATTACTAGGCTATTTAACTTGCCGGTAATTTGCAAATAGGCTCGAAAGAGCCTATTTTTTTATGTTCTAAAGAATAATTAGGTGTTAGGTGTAAGTTAGGTGTAAGGTTAGGTGTAAGGCAGTTCCGTTCGATAGGTAAGCCATTTTCTTATATACCTTACACCTATTTTATATAATATATAAATATATATATAAGGTTTTTATAAATTGTGCAATGATTTAGATTTTGTGCATCACAATAAAAAACTGTGTGTATGTAAAATAATTAGGTGTTAGGTGTAAGGAATAGGGAGTAAGCCCATAGATAAGCCATTTCTTCCTTACACCTATTAGGTTTAAAAAGGTGTAAGGTTTAAGTTTTTATTGTTTCGCAGACTGATTTGGACTTGTTTGGACTAACTTGGACTAGTTTGGACTTGTATGTACAAGTCACCTGCGCTATTCTATATAGTAGAAGAATACCACAGAGGTACATCCGTTCGTTTTATATATGTCTATCAACGCTGTTATGCACATAGCCTCTGTTTTATTCTTCAGTCTTCATACTTTGTCTCCTTTCTAGAAATTAATAAAGTTTTTTGAGAATTCTCTCACAACCGTCGTTTAGAATTCTCAGGCGAAGAATGCGAGCTTTTCTCAGTCGCCAATCGACTCAGGAATTGGACTACACTATCGTAGGTACTACTAACTACCCCGGGCTTGTAGCGGGGCGAGGAAGGCTCGGTGATTTTTCGCATATGACCTAAAATTTTTTTAGGTTTTCGTTACGCAATAAAGATGTGATCACATTCTAATCTTGCTGAAATTGCATTTTTTAGACCTCATAGTTAATTAAGCCCACAATTTTATTTCTTTGAATGTGGTCACATTTTTATATTTTTAGAGTTACTATCCTGATGCAGGTTGGCATCAGGATTTTTTATTACTAATTTTGAAGGCAGGTGAGTTGTTATGAATAAAGATAAGAAAGAAATTGAAGAACAAGAAAAAAAGTATAAAAAAGAGATGGCATTACTATACGGTGCTATCGTTAAAGATGGTAAGTATCAAAGGTCTTCCAACATTGCAAAACTGTTCAAATTATCAGTAAGAAGAATACAGCAACTCACTCAAGAAGGAATACTTCCAACTGAAGAAACTGATGAAGGCAGAAGATATGAACTTTGTCCAACAGTTCAAAGATATTCGGAATATTTATCAAGCAAGGCTTATGGTAAGAGTTCGACAGAGAAAGAAATTCAGTTAAAGCAACAAAAACTTGAAGCAGAAATTGAATTGAAAGAGCTTCAGGGCGATTTTCATAAAATCAAAAATGATATTGCAGCAGGTAGATATATCTCGGTTGAAGATGTTAAAGCTGACTATCGTAAGTTCTTTGTAACATTCAAGAAATTTGCTTTAGGTATTCCAAGTAAGTTATCTACTAGATTATCAAGTGTATGTGACAGTCCATCAGAGATTAGAGCCATAGAGTCAGAATTGAATAATGACATCATTACATTGCTTAGTAATTTCGTAGTTGCCGGTTATTCTGAAGAAGTCACAACACCACAGGGTGGTGATAAAAGTGGCAAAAAGAAAGCCGTCACTAAAAACAAGAAAATTTAAAATTCCAAGATATATTTCAGAATCCTTAAAAGGATTGAAGCCACCTGATAACATCACTGTATCAGAATGGGCATCCAAATACAGAATTCTGGATAGTAAATCTTCTGCAAGACCTGGTCCTTGGCAGAATTCAACAACGCCATATCTTGTAGGAATTATGGACCAGCTTAACAACTACGAAACAGAAGAGATTATTTTTGTTAAGCCAACTCAGGTTGGCGGTACAGAAGCAATTCAAAATATGATTGGCTATGTAATTGACCAAGATCCATCACCTGCAATGGTAGTTTATCCAACTGATGAATTGGCCAAGTCAGTATCTAAGAATAGACTTGAGCCAATGATACTTAATTCTCCAACTTTAAAGGAAAAATATAAAATTAATGAATCATCAGCATTAGAAATGCAGTTTGACGATATGTACCTTTCACTAGTTGGTTCTAACTCTGCATCAGGACTGGCTTCTAAGCCAATAAAATATCTATTCATGGATGAAACAGATAAATATCCTGGTGCAAGTAAGAAAGAAGCTGACCCAGTTTCACTTGCTAGAGAAAGAACAAAAACTTTCCATAACAGAAAAATAGTGATGGCATCAACGCCAACACTTAAAAATAATCATATTTGGGCTGCTAAAGAATCAGCAGATATAGAGAAGCACTTCTTTATGCCTTGCCCTCATTGTGGTAAGGAAATTGAATTTAAGTTTTCTAATCTTAGATTTTCTGACGACAAGTCGTTATCTATTGCAGATAGGGCAGAAACTGCGAATTATGTATGCCAAGAATGTGGTTGCCTCATTAATGACAATAACAAAATGCAAATGCTCAGACAAGGCAAATGGAAGATAGTAATGAGAAGAACTCAATCTGCAAGGAAAGTTGTGTTTTTCCTCAATACTTTATACAGTCCATTTGTTAGATTTTCTGAGGTTGCAAAAGAATTTCTGTCTTCAAAAAAAGATAGTGAAAAATTGCAGAATTTTGTAAACTCTTGGTTAGCAGAGCCTTGGGAGGACACCAAATTAAAGACTAATGCTGACTTGGTCCTTGAAAGACAAACCAATCTTCCGGAACTTGTTGTTCCAGATTGGGCTAAAATTTTAACCGGTGGTGTGGATGTTCAGGAAAACAGTTTGTATCTGTCAATCAGAGCATTTGGAAATCATATTACAAGTCAAAATATATATCATCAGCAAGTTTTTTCATTTTCGGAAGTTGAGCAAATTATGAATTTGCAGTATAAAAAAGAAGATGGTGAAACAATGCAAGTAGCCTTATGTTTAATTGATAGCGGTTACGAAGCTGATGCAACATATGATTTCTGTGCTGATAACTCAGATTGGGCAGTTCCTTGCAAAGGTTCATCAGCTGAACTAATGTCTCACTATAAATTAAGCAAGGTAAATAAGTCAGAGTCAAAAGCTTATGGAATGAACCTAGCAATTTTAGATACTAATAAGTATAAAGATATGATTGCTGGAAGAATGAGAAAGAAAAATGGAACCAACAATGGTTCCTGGATGGTATATAAAGACTGTGACAGAGAATATGCCGAACAAGTTACAGCAGAACAGAAAGTAAACGAAAAAACTGGTAATGGTAGAACTCGTCAAGTGTGGAAACTAAAAACTTCACACGCTGACAACCATTATCTTGATACTGAAGTTTACGCAATGGCAGCTGCTGATATTATGGGTATCAGAACTGCACACTTATATGACGAACAGCAAGAAGTTGTTGCTGATGAACCGGCGACAACTGACAGTAAAGAGGAACAGTGGATTTATCAGAATGAAGGGTGGTTATCATAATGTCAGAAGAATTGTCAAAAAAAGAATTATTAATTGAAGTTAATAATGCAATTAATGCAGTTCTGGTTGGTGGCCAGTCTTATAAGATTGGCTCAAGAACATTAACTAGAGCCAATTTGACGGAATTAAAAAATATGAGAGCAGAACTTGAAACCGAACTTGCTTCAGAAAACAACAACAGTAATTTGCTCGAAGGTACATATGTAGCCTATTTTGATGGAAGGTGATTGAATGAATTTTATTGATAATATAGTTTCATTTTTTTCGCCCAAGGCTGGAGCTGAAAGAGCTGCATATCGTCAAGCTTTAAATGAATTTGAAAGAAATTATTATTACGATGCCGGAGACAACAGAAGAATAAACGCTAACTGGCGAATTGGCAACACCTCAGCAGAATATACAGACAGATATAGCAGAGATATTGTAAGAGCTAGAGCAAGAGACCTTGAGCGCAATAGTGATATGATGAATTCAGTTATCTCAGCATTTACTAGAAATGTTGTTGGCAAAGGCTACAATCTTCAGGCACAAACAAATAAGTCAAAATTAAATGACCAGTTAGAAGATTTGTGGAATGAATGGTGTAAGGCCAAGAACTGTGATGTTACCAATACACAGAGTTTTACGCAAATGCTTAGAATGTCAGTAAAGCGAATGAAAGTTGATGGTGGCATTCTCTTTTTGAAGACTTATACCAATAACGGGATAGTTCCATTTCAACTTCAAGCCATAGAAGTTGATGAACTAGATACTTCAAGAACGGCACCAAATAACTCAAAAAACAAAGTTGTTGGTGGCATTGAATATAACGAATATAATAGACCGGTCGGCTTCTACATCAAGAAATACTCTCTTGACGGTTTTGAACTTATGAATGAGTCAACTTATTATAAAGCTAAAGATGTAATTTTTAAATTCAAGAAAAATCGTCCAAGTCAAGTCAGAGAAATGTCAGAGGTTGCACCGGTTATCACTAGAATCAGAGATGTCAATGAATTTATGAATGCAGTATCTGTCAAGGAAAGAATAATGGCTTGCTTGTCTGTATTCATCAAGAAGGCATTGCCCATTACCGGTGGTATTGGTAGAACTACTGTTAATTCTGAAGGTAAGCATGATTATCAAGGCAAGACATTATCACCCGGTATGATTAAAGAACTTAATGCTGGCGATGAAGTTCAAGTTGTTAATCCATCTGGTCAAAGTTCAGATGCAGAAAGTTACACTAAGTTACAGCAGAGACTAATTGGTGCTGGACAAGGCTTATCTTATGAAGTCACTTCAAGAGATATGAGCCAAACTAATTATGCTTCTGCTAGACAAGGCATGATTGAAGACGGCGAAACATTTGCAGAAGATGAAGAACTAATTATATCCTTAATGGATGAAATTTATGAAACTTTTGTTATTTCTTGCGTGCTTGCAGGTAAAATCAGCGCTACTGATTTTTGGATTGATAATAACAAATTAAAATATTTTAAGCATTCTTGGGTTAAGGCTCCAAAGCCTTGGATTGACCCAGCGAAAGAAGCAAGTGCCAATAAGATAGCTATTGAAACCAAGCAGAAAACATTCAAAGACATATGTGCTGAGAATGGCGTTGACTGGAAAAAGGCTATTGATGATATGGCAGAAGTTCAAGAATACGCAAACCAGAAAGGTGTGCAGATTGGTGGTGAGAATAGTGAGTACAAATTCAACAATAAAAATGGATCAGGAAAAGAGTAGTCATTTGAATAGAACTTTTGACGGCTCAATATCTCTGACTAGATCAGAAGAAAGTGGAGAAGGAATATATCTGCTAAGTTTTAGTTCTGAACAACCTTATATGCGCTGGTTCGGCAACGAAATTCTAGATCACTCAGAAAAAGCCGTCAATTTGGGCAGATTGAATTCGATAGGTTGCGTATTATTCAACCATCATAGAGATGATGTTATCGGAAGAATACATAAGGCCTGGGTCGATAATGGCAAAGGTTATGCAGAAATATCTTTCGATGATGACGATTTTTCTCAAAAAATTAAGAATAAAGTTGATACTAAAACATTAACTGGTGTGTCTGTTGGCTATTCGGTCGATGCTTGGGAAGAGGTACTTCCAGGCAAAACTTCAACTGATGGTTTTGCAGGTCCTTGCCAGATTGCAAGAAGTTGGTTCCCATATGAAATTTCTATCGTTAGTGTTCCAGCAGATGAAACCGTCGGTGTAGGCAGAATGCTAGAAACCAACGATAATTTAACAAATTTAGACTTTGCTGAAAGGCAAATTCAAATTAATAAAAACTACTAAGGAGGATATAGTTTTATGAATTTACAAGAATTAATTGCTAAGCAGCAGAGATTACTTGATGTTGCGAAAGCGGAAAACAGAGACTTATCAGAAGAAGAAAAGGCTGAATTTGATAAGTTACAGAGACAGATTGATGAAGTAAGAAGCAGTCAAAACTCTGTCTCAAAAGCAACACCTCAGTCAAATGCTGATAATAACGCTCAGAGAGAACTTATCATCAGAGAAGAAAGACAGAGAATTGATAGTATCAATTCAATGTGTAGAGATTTTGGTATTGATGAAGATCAGAGTAGAAGCTTTATTGAAAATGGAACTTCAATCGACGAAGTTAGAAGTGAAGTTTTAGAACATTTGCGTGAGAAACACGCGCCGGCACCTCAGGGTTCTCACCTTGAAATCGGTGAAGATAGTGTTGATAAGTATAGAGATGCAGCAGTTGATGGTCTATTAATGAGAGGCAACATTCTTAGCAAGAATGTTAGTGAAGGTAGTTCAGCTTCAGTTAATGAAGCAAGAAGTCTTTCTCAGATGTCACTTAGAGACTTAGCTATTGATGTTCTATCTAGAGAAACATCAGAAAAGAGTCTATCTCGTAAGAGTAACGACGAAATCTTTGACATGGTTATGAAAAGAAGTTTCTACAATCCAACTTCAGCATTTCCTTCAATCATGGATCAAGCAATCGAGAAGGCTTATATTGAAGGTCACAAGACTGCACCGGTTACTTTTGATAGATTCACAAAGAAAGGTACACTACGAGATTTTAAGAAGCATGATAATTATTACTTATCAGGTCCAGCTGCTGAGTTCTTGGAAGTTCCTGAAGGTGGCGAACTAAAGGCATCAATGTTTGAAGACAAGCATAGACCACAGAGACAGCTTAAGACATATGGCCGTCAGTTCTCTATGACTAGACAAGCATTTATTAATGATGATATTTCATTCGTTACAAGTCTTCCCGCCAAATATGCAAAGTCAGCGAGAAAAACTATCAACAAGCAAGTTTTTCAAATTTTGATGGGTAACGGCAATATCTACGATAATAAGAAACTGTTCTGTAAAGAACACGGTAACATTGTTACTACCGGTACTGGCATTACAGCAGAATCACTTAAGAGCATGATTCTTGCTATGAATACTCAGACAGACGAATTTGGTGAACCAACTGTTATTCGCCCTGCAGCATTAGTGGTTCCTTCTGGCCTTGCTTTCGACATGTACACTATATTTTATAGTCCTACTATTAATACTGAAGGCAACACTCAGGCAGTAAATCCACTATTCCAATACAAAGATAGCATTGAAATTATTGAAGATCCAACTATTAATGCTCTTTCAGGTGGTTTCGGCAAAGTAATGCCTTGGTGGCTAATTGGTAATAAAGACGATACAGATTTTATCGAAGTCGATTACCTAAATGGTAATGAAATTCCTAACATCAGAAGAATGGAACAAGCCGGTGTACTCGGTTTCACTTGGGACATCTTCCTTGATTGGGGCATTACAGTTATGGACTTCCGTGGTGCCATTAAAAACCCTGGCATTAAGCTAGACAACAAGCTTTAATAATATAAGGAGAGTGAAATAAATGATTGCTACATATGTACAGCCTGGCGAATTTATTGATTACATCAATCCGACATCCAATATAATTCAGCCTGGTGAAGTTGTATCACTTACAACTAGAATTGCAGTTGCCGGTTGTGAAATTAAGCCTGGTGAAAAAGGTTCCCTCGCTACTGAGGGTGTATATTCGCTAACTAAAACATCTACAGATACTGTTATTGCACTTGGTGCTAAAGTCTGTTATGACGGTACAGGTATTGTACTTGCACAAGCAGAAAAAGATTCAAATGTTCCGGTTGGCTATGCTATTCAGGCTTCATCAGCAACAGATACTACTGTACTTGTTAAGCTGATGGGCTAAAATGGGTACATTCAAAAATCAGATTCAGAAAGATATTGATAGTGTCTTTCTGAATCCTGATGAATTTTCAGACATTCATACTGTGAACGGAAAATCTATGACTATTCAGATTGACGAAAATGAAGTTATGGATAGACAGATTAGATTTAATCAGAATACTGATGTTTATAAAAAGCAAAAACTGATTTATGTGTCTGAACAGCAGTTCGGATCGCTTCCTTCTATTGGCTCTTTATTTAGACTTGATGGAAAAATATATAGAGTAGTTGATGCTGCATCAGAGTATGGTGTTCATAGTATTACGATTGAGGCGAACTTATGATTGAATTTGAAATTGATAAGTTAGCAATAAGAACATTTTGCGAAAAAATGAGCGATTTACCATTTCAAGCAAGGAAAAATGTTCTCAAAAATGCAGTTAATGCAACTGCAAGGTCAGCGAGGAAAATAATAACTGACAAAGCTAGGAAAACTTATACCGCTAAGATTAGCAACATGAATAAAGCGACGACGATTAAAAAGGCAACTAACTATAAGCTAGAAGCGACTGTCATCGCTAAAGGCAAACCACTGGAACTTAAATCATTCAAGGTTTCACCGGCGAAGCCTTCAACAGTTCAGCGAAAGGGCTCAACAACTAAAGCGAAGGTTTATTCGTCAAGTCCAATGAAGAAGTTGGAATACAAAGGAATTAAAGCCTTTGTCGCTGAATTTAAAAGTGGTCATGTTTCTGTCGCACAAAGAAAAACTAAAAAAAGATTACCAATTAGAGTATTATATTCAACTAGTATTCCTAGAATGGTTGGTAATGAAGAATTAGTTTTTAACGAAGTCAAAGACCAAATTCAAGATTTATTTGACAAGCAAGTTCAAATCAATTTACAAAAAGTTATCGAAAGAGAAAGTCGAAAAAGGTAATTAATTATGGTAATTGAAACCTTTGTTGATGATTTAGTTTCAGAACTTCAAGATTTATTTACTGAGGCTAAATTTAAAACGATAGATGATAAACTGAAGACTATTTCAGTATATAAGCAAGCATTGCCGATCCCATCATCAGAAGAAGAACCGGAACCGTTTCCTTACATAGTAGTTCGCACCGTTGACGGTGGAACTACTGCTCCAAGTAAAGCAGAAGTGGTAAGAGTTTTATTGTTGGTTGGAATATATGACGATAATATTCAAAATCAAGGATATTCAGATTTAATGAATGTCATCGAAAAAATTAAAAATCATTTTGAAGAATTTCCATTGTTAAAATGTAAGTACAACAGGCTAACTTCAGAAAGTTATCCGCTAAAGTGGACACTTGCTGAAGAAGATACTTATCCTTATTATTTTGCAGGAGTAGAAATGTCATTCGCAATGCCAAAAGTTATAAGAAAGGACCTTTATTCATGAGTGATGAAAAAAAGACACCTTCAACATCATCAAAAACTAAAACTAAAGAAGTAGCAGAAGAAAAGAAAAACAAAACATTTTGCTATATCGGACCAACTATCAAAGGAAAAATTAATAAAGGCGTAGTGTTCATCAATATAGTTCCAGAGCCTTTTAATTCTTTTTTTGAAGAACATCCGATTGTAAAATCTCTGCTAGTTGATGTTGAAGAATTAAAAAATGCTTATAGCAGTATAAAAAA